AGGCATAATGCGCAAAACGGGTATCGCTAGCCCTAAATAGCAGTTGAATGGCCCCCGCCAGCCTGTTGGTGAGTAGAGAAACGTGGCAGTAATGCCAAAATTTTTTATTCAACCAATGGAGTTTTTTCATGAGCAATTCATTTTCTAAGGAAGAGCGCGTCGCCTTTGAGGACATTCTCGAAGGCTTTAACGATGCTCTTGTGCTATCCCGCAACGTGTCGATCTACAACACAGACGGATCGATGATGGAGCGCACCAACAACGTTATCTACCGTCCCCAGCCCTACATCGCCCAAAGCTATGACGGCATGGATCAAACCGGCAACTTCGGTGCCTACACTCAGCTTTCCGTCCCTGCGACGCTCGGCTTTCAAAAGTCTGTGCCGTTCATCTTGGACGCTTTGGAACTGCGTGATGCACTCCAAGAAGGTCGTCTGGGTGATGCTGCCAAGCAGAAGCTGGCATCGGACATCAACATCGCTATCATGAACGTGGCCGCAGCCCAGGGCTCGCTGGTCGTGACCGTGAACACCGCTGCTGGTGACTATGATGATGTAGCCCTGTGCGACTCAATCATGAACGAGCAAGGTGTCCAGAACTTTGACCGCTATTTGGCTCTGTCCAGCCGCGATTACAACGGCATGGCTGGCAACCTGGCCGCTGCGACTCGCTCATTTGGGAATCCCAAGTCAAATCAAGCCTATGAGCGTTCGTATGTCGGCCCGGTCGCGGGTTTTGAGACGTACAAACTCGACTATGCAAACCGCATCGCGGCGCGCACTGGTTCGGACCCGACAATGAGCACCTTGGCTGCTGCCGGTAACTACTACGTTCCGCAAGCAACCCAGACTGCCGCCACCGGCGAGACCCAGAACGTCGATAATCGCTTTCAGACCATCACGGTCTCCAGCACCACCGACCTGCCTGCCGGTACGCCGATCCAGATTCAAGGCGTTGAGGCTGTGCATCACATCACCAAACAGGGCACGGGTTTTTCCAAGACCTTCCGCGTTGTGCAAGTGATTAACGCTACGACCTGCGTCATCACCCCCCCGATCATCTCGGCTCAGGGCGGTACTGACGCTGAGTTGCAATACCAAAACGTCATCGTTACCCCAGCTTCTGGCCGCACCATCACTCGCCTGAACGTGGCTGCTGCTCCGATTAACTGCTTCTGGCAGAAAGATGCGCTGGAGATTCTGCCTGGCCGTTACGCCGTCCCGTCTGATGCTGGTGCCGCAGTGATGCGCGCAAGCACCGATCAGGGCATCGAGCTGGTCATGCAGAAGCAATACGATGTCAACACCATGAAAACCAAGTATCGTCTTGATACTCTTTTCGGTGTGGTCAATAAGCAGCCTGAAATGTCTGGTATCTTGCTGTTCGGTCAAGCCTAAGGAGTTAAATCATGAGCTATCAAGTAATCTTCACCCAAGGCACCGCCGTTGTTACTGTGCCCGCTGGCGAGAAAATCGCCGTTCAGGCCTTCTCACCGGCAAGCGTGTTTCAGGAAGTTGGTTTCCCCAATTTCCCTGATTCGCAGGATTTGCTGACTGTTGTCGAGAACACCACCTATGTGTCAGGCGCATTCACCAATGCCACTAGCGTGACCATTCAGGCCGGTGCATCGGGCGCTTACTACTCGGTGGGCGTTGCACCTGACATCAGCAACAACGGCAACTGGCAGCCCCAGGGTGCGCCAGCCAACATTGCTGATGGTGGTTCGATGGTGGCAACCGCTGCCAACGTGCTGACTGGCATCATCACTGCAACGCCTACTGCAAGCCGTGACATCCAGTTGCCAACTGGTGCAAACCTTGACCTGGCAACTGAGTGGGCTGTTGATGATTCGTTCGACTTCAGCGTCATCACCTTGGCTGCTTTTGCTTTGACCCTGACAGTCAATACAAACGTGACCATCGTTGGTTCTGCTGCAACTGCGGCCACGGCTGGTGCTTCTGCACGCTTCCGTGTTCGCAAGACTGCGGCAGATACATTCGTCGTCTACCGCATCGGCGGCTAAAACCAAGACAGGCCGGCAGAGATGTCGGCCTGTTTTCTATGGAGAACGATATGCCAATGACCAAAGGTTACTCGCAGAAATCCATCAGCAAAAACATTTCCAAGGAAATGAAGTCTGGTATGCCCCAAAAGCAAGCCGTAGCCGTGGCGCTGTCCACTGCACGCAAGGCTGCAATGAAGGCTGGCAAAGCACCCAAGAAGGCCATGAAATGAAACAAGGTCTTTACGCCAACATCAATGCCAAGCGCGATCGCATAGCAGCCCAAAAGGCCGCTGGCAAAACCCCTGAGCGTATGCGCAAGCCTGGCACCAAGGGCGCACCTACAAAGGCCGACTTTGTTGCATCTGCCAAAACAGCGAAGAAAGCCAAAAAATGATTAGGTCAGCCGCGATCATCAAAGACAAAACTCTCCCACACTGGAAAGAGTTGCGGCTGCAAAAAACCAAAGCCAAAAAGACTGCGGCGCTTGAGCGTAAAACAATTAAGCAGTATTACCCATCACCAATTGACGCCCCAATCATCGAGGTGCAAGCTGAACCGCAAGACGATGCACCTCCAACCCGTGCAGAGCTAGAGGCCAAGGCAACAGAGCTTGGGATCAAATTTGATGGCCGCACAAAGGACAAAAAGCTGGGACAATTGATCCAAGACAAACTAGGAGCATGACATGGGATGGACTAAGCGCCAATTTATCGAACAGGCTTTTGATGAGATTGGCCTAGCATCCTATGCTTTTGACCTCGGCCCAGAGCAAATGCAGTCAGCCCTGCGCAGGCTTGATACTATGCTGGCCGCTTGGAATGCGCTTGGTATTCGCCTTGGCTACCCACTGCCATCCAGCCCACAGGACAGCGACCTAGACGAGCAGACAAACGTGCCAGACAGCTCAAACGAGGCTATTTACACCAACCTAGCTATCAAACTAGCCCCGAGCTACGGCAAGCAGGTGATGCCTGACACCAAGGCCACGGCTAAGGAATCGTACAACACGCTCCTATCCCGTGCTGCCATGCCAATGGAGCAGCAACTGCCCAGCACCATGCCAGCAGGCGCAGGCAACAAGCCCTGGCGCGTTTACGACAATCCCTTTATCCGTCCGCCTGTTGATCCAGTGTTGGTTGGCAGCGACGGACCACTTGAATACAACTGAGGTTTACCAATGGCGCAAATTAACCAACTCTCAGGCATCAGCCAAGTATCTGGTGGCGATCAGCTCCCGATCTACGTGCCAAATAATGGTGATGCACGCAGGGTATCGATCACGCAGCTTCTGCAATATTTCCAGCAGACGTTTGCAGCCCCGACGGTATCCACCAACCTTTACACGCCGGGGACCGGCTTTAATATTACTGTTCCGACACCGACCACCGAACAGCAGTGGATGATATTGCAACCTGCTGGCACTCTGGCTGCTGGCACGATCACGCTACCGTTAAACACTAGCGTGCCAGATGGTACGCAGGTGTTGGTTACTACTACCCAAATCATCACCACCTTCGCTCTGGCTCTGAATGGGGCGGCTGCATCCTTCGGTGCACCGACCACGCTGGCTGCTAATGCGTTCTTCACCGTTCGCTTTTATCAAGCCACAAATTCATGGTATCGGGTGGCCTGACATGGCCACGAAAGACAGCCGCCTGGCCCGTGCTGGCGTGGAGGGCTACAACAAGCCCAAGCGCACGCCATCGCATCCGACCAAAAGCCACGTTGTTGTGGCCAAGTCTGGCGACCAGGTTAAAACCATTCGCTTTGGTCAGCAAGGTGTTTCAGGCTCTCCAGATGGCAGCAAGCGCAACGAAGCATTCAAGGCTCGACACGCCAGCAACATCGCCAAGGGCAAAATGAGCGCAGCGTATTGGGCAAACAAGGTCAAGTGGTAAGCCATGCAAGTCCCCATACTTAGCGGCATATATGCTGACAGCACACCAGAGCTGCGCACCGCATACCCTGTGAACATGGTGCCGGTGCCAAAGGCGTCAGGCATCAGCAATGGCTTTTTGCGGCCTGGCGATGGCATCGTAGCCAACGGCACAGGCCCAGGCGTTGACCGTGGCGGCATCAACTGGAATGGCGTCTGCTATAGGGTGATGGGAACCAAGCTGGTGTCCGTGGACAGCAATGGCGCTGTGACCGTGCTGGGTGACGTTGGTGGGCCTGTAAATGAGCTGGTGACGCTGGACTACAGCTTCGATGTGTTAGCCATTGCCTCCGGTGGGCGGCTGTATTACTGGATTCCGGTCAACACGCCGGGAACCATAGGCTGGAACCCAACGGCTCCCATCTTGCGACAAGTCACCGATCCAGACCTTGGCCTGGTGCTAGATGTTGTTTGGGTGGATGGTTACTTTATGACGACTGACGGTGCAAATTTGGTCACCACCGAACTGACAGACCCTACCCAAGTCAACCCTTTGAAATACGGCAGTTCTGAGGTTGACCCTGATCCCGTTGTGGCACTTATCAAGCTGCGCAATGAAGTCTATGCGCTCAACAGCAACACCATGGAGGTGTTCGACAACGTGGGCGGCGATCTGTTCCCGTTTGCGCGCATTGACGGCGCACAAGTCCAAAAGGGCGCTATAGGCACGCATGCCTGTTGCATTTACTTGGAGCGCATCGCATTCTTGGGCGGCGGCAGGAACGAAGCGCCGGGTATTTATATCGGTGCCGCAGCGACGACCCAAAAAATCAGCACGCAGGAGATCGACAACTTTCTGCTGAACTACACAGAGGCGCAACTGGCCACCGTCAAACTGGAGGCGCGCAACGACAAGGCGCATCAGCATCTTTACGTTCACCTGCCAGACCGCACCGTAGTCTATGATGCATCCGCATCTGAGGCTTTGCAGCAGCCCGTATGGTTCACTCTAACCAGCACAATAGTCGGTTTCAGCCAGTACCGTGCACGCAATCTGGTCTGGGCCTATGACAAGTGGTTGGTTGGTGACCCGCAGTCCAGCTCCATCGGTTATTTTGTTCAGGACACCGGCCACCATTGGGGCCAGCAGGTGCGTTGGGAGTTTGGGACGATCATCGTCTATAACGAGGGTAACGGCGCAATATTTAACCGCCTCGAGCTGGTCGCACTGACCGGCAGCGTGGCGCTTGGCACCAACCCGCAGATAAGCACCAGTTACAGCGTGAACGGCCTGTCCTGGAGTCAAGACCGCAGCATTGCCGTTGGCACGATTGGCAGCACCTCCAAGCGCCTGGCCTGGTTCCAGCAGGGCCACATGCGCAACTGGCGCATCCAGCGCTTCCGTGGCGACAGCGATGCCCATGTGTCGTTTGCTAGGCTTGAAGCTCAGATTGAACCCTTGGCATACTGATGGCTACCGCACCACAATCACGCAGGCTGAACCTCACGCGAGACCAGCTAGCAACCTTCCTGACTGACCAGCAGCAGATCCGGCAGTTTGAACTGCTGTTTGCGACTGTTGACGAAATTCAGGTCATTGTGGGAACCGATTTTGAATATCAGGCAGACACGGCAGCAGCCAATGCCAACAACGCGCTGGCCCAGATCAGTGCGCTGGCTCAGGATGCAGCAGTCAGCGCAGCAGTCATTGATGCCAAGACCATTTTGGCCTTGGATCAGATTGCAGCCTTGGCACAAGAAACATCAGTCAGCATTGCGTCAGCCGAGAGCAAAACCAATCAAGCATTGGAGCTGCTAAATCAACTGAAAGCAGCCGTTGAAGGGCTGCAAATGGCCCCACCACCACGCGAATTCAAACGCAGCCGTTATGGCTCGTTCTACGACACTACGACTCAAACGGCCACAACGATCAACACCGCCACGGCTGTTACGTTCAACACCACTGACCTCAGCAGCGGCGTTTATCTTGGCTCGCCCACCTCGCGTGTTTACGTAGACACGCCTGGCATTTACAACTTTGACACTTCGTTC